TGCGCACGAGGCGGATACCCTGGCGGACGCGATCTACGATGCGGGCAGCCTGATCGAGGCCGGGCGTATCCAGATGGCCCGAGAGACGCTGACGGATGCGGTGCGATTCATCGCGGCGCGGGCGAGACGCTATGGCTGAGATCAACGAAAAGCAGTTCCTCGCTGAACTCGCGGCACTCGCGGCGAGTTTGCAGCAGGAGATCGAGGCGCACCAGCGCGGGCTTGATCCGTCGCCCGCGGCGATTGCCGTGCGACGCCGGCGTGTGCTGTTGGGCGATTTCGAGTTTTTTGCCTACACCTATTTCCCGCACCACGTGCGGGGCGTGCCCTCGCGGTTCCAAAAGAATTTCTGCACCCGGTTCCCGCAGCTATTGCGCCATGCCGGCGGCGTGAAGGAGTTCTGGATCGCGCCGCGCGGCGAATGCAAATCGAGCCTCTCCACAAAGATCGGCCCGGTGTGGTGCGCGGTGCAGCGGCTCTTGCAGCAGCCGGTGGTGCGCGAGCAGGTGGGCTGGAAGGGGCCGGCGCCGTATGACATCGATTACATCGTGCTGCTGGGCGCGGAAACGAAGTTGCCGACGAAGCTGATGGAAGTCAGCAAGACGGAGCTGACCCAGAACGCGATGCTCAAGATGGATTTTCCCGAGGTCTGCGGGCCGGGCCGGGTTTGGAAAGTGGGCGAGTATGTGACGCGCACCGGGATCAAGGTCGAGCCGTTCGGCGCCGAGCAGGCGATCCGAGGCACCTTCCACGGCGCGAGCCGGCCGAAGCTGCTGCTGCCGGATGATCTCATCACCGACGCCGAGGCGAAGAGCCCGACCGAGCGCGAGAATCGATGGAACTGGCTGGAGAAGTCCTGCGATTACCTCGGCCCGCCGGACGGCAGCGTGAAGCTGGTTGGCGTCGGTACCGTGCTGAACTCGGATGATCCGATCTCCCGCGCCAAGCGCACGATCGGCTACCTGGTGCATCACTTCAAGGCGATCGAGAAGCTGCCCGCACGTGAAGATCTGTGGGAGCAGTGCGAGGAGGCGATGCGCAATGCGGACCCGGAATTCGAGCGCGCGCATGCGGCGCGCGGGGAGAAACCGCCGGAGACCCGACTGCCGTCGTACCAGTTCTACTTGCGGCACCGCAAGCAGATGGACCGCGGCGCGGTCACCTCCTGGCCTTCGGTGCGCTCGCTCTATACGTTGATGCGGGCGCGCGTGAAAAATCGCCGGGCGTTCAATTCGGAGATGCAGGGCGAGCCGGTGAGTGATGAGGATCTCGTGTTTCCGCCGGGCTCGATCCGGTTCTGGGTCTCGCGGCTCGCGCATTTCATCCCGTTCGGCAGTTGCGATCCATCGATGGGAGGCAAGAACAAGGCGAAACAGCCGAACCATCCGAGCGGCATCCTGATCGGATATTGGGATACCGATCGCAAGAAGCTCCATGTGGAGTTCGCGGAGCGCAAGCGCCGCGTGCCGTCGAAGCTCGAAGCCGACGTCGTGCGCGCGCAGCGCGAATATCAGTGCGTGTCGTGGGCGTTCGAGAACAACAACGCCTACGAGTACATGCGATCGCAGTTCGTCACCGATGCGATCGGCAAGGGGGTAGTGCTGTCGCTCGTGCCGTATACGGCGACGGTGCCACCCGAGGTGCGCATCGATTCGCTCGAACCGGTCATCACGGAACTCGATCCGCGCATCCTGTTCCGCGCGGAGCTGGCTCAATTGCTGGAAGAGCTCGGGACCTGGCCGCTGCCGCAGGCGCACCACCACTACGAGTTGCTCGTCTGCCTGCACATGCTCTGGTGGATCGCGGTCTCCGGCTCGGCCGGCATTCCGTCGCTTGGCCAGGTGTCGGCGCGGCGGGAGGCAATCGACCTGGCAGGATACGACGGATGAGCGCCGCTGATCGGCCGGAGCCGCCACCCGTGCCGCGATCTGGCGCGCCGTACATCGTCGACCAAGTGATCGCGGATCTCGCCGCACGCGCGGCGATGGGCGAGCGCAAGTATGGCGTGCGACTCCAGGCGCACAACGGCAGGGATGCGCTGATGGACGCGTATCAAGAAGCGCTGGATCTCTGCTGCTATCTGCGGCAAGCCATCAAGGAGCGGGACAGAACATGAATCGGCAGGACCTGAAAGCCGCGAGCGATCCGCGGATGACCGCGGAGATCGCGACGCGCTCGACCGACCTCGTCTTTTACAGCGCGCTCGACGTGTTGCCGAATCCGGACACGGTGCTGCGCAAGCTCGGTAAGTCTCAGGAAGTGTTCGACGCGATCTATGGGGACGCGCACGCGGCCGGTGAGCTGCGATCGATCCGGGCGGCGCTGCTCGGCTACGAATGGCGCGTGACGCCGGGCGGCGAGAGCGCCGCCGACTTGCAAGCCTTCGCGCTCTGTGAGCAGTTGCTGGAGCATCGGCCGGCGCCGCATATGCACTGGTCGGATGTGATCTGGTCGATGGCCCTCTCGATTTTCCGCGGGCTGGCGGTGCATGAGATCGTCTGGGAGCGGCAGGACCGATTCCTGATGCCCGTCGCGGTCATCGATCGGCCGCAGCGCCGGTTCGTGTTCGATCTCGACAATCAGTTGCGCCTACTGACCCGCGAGCAGCCGTTCAGGGGCGCGGAGACGGGCGCGTACAAATGGCTGCTGACCCGGCATGCGCCGACGTTCGAGAATCCCTACGGCTGGGCGCTCTTCTCGTCGTGCTTCTGGCCGTACACCTTCAAGCACGGCGGCTACAAGTGGTTCGTGAAGTTTTGCGAGAAGTACGGTCTGCCGTGGCCGATCGGCAAGTACCCGCAAGGCACGCCCAAGGCGCAGCAGGACGATCTCGCCGATGCGCTGGCGAAGATGGTGCAGGACGGGGTCGCCGTCATCCCGGACGGGGGATCGGTGGATCTCCTGTCGGTCACGACCGGGGTGACACTGCCCCAGGAGCGGCTGATCAATCTCTGCAACCGCGAAATGAGCAAGGCGCTGACCAGCCAGACGCTCGCGACCGAAATCCAGGACACCGGCGCGCGGGCCGCCTCCGAGACACACCGCGAGCGCGAGATGGCGGTGAACGAATGCGATCGCGCGATCGTCGAGCAGACGTTCGACGAGTTGTTCGCGTGGGTAACTGAGATCAATGTTGCCGGCGCGCTGCCGCCGAAGTTCGAGTTCTACGAGGAAGCTGACGCGCGCGCGGATTGGGCGGAGGTGCTGAACAAGGCGCGTGGGTATATCGATGTGCCGGTCGCGTTTGCCCACGATCGGCTGCAGATCCCGATGGCCCAGGAGGGTGAGGAGGTGCTGCCGCGCGCGCAGGCGCCGGCGCCGACGGGTGCGGAATTCATACGCCGCCCGGGCCGGACCTTCGCCGCGGCGGCGCAGGACGCCATCGCGGCGATCGATGCGGCGGCGGACGGCATCACCGATGCCGAGCTGCAAGCGCAGGCCGAGGCGATGATCGAGCCGGTGATGGCGTTCATCCGCGAGCAGGGTGTGACGACTGAGACGCTGGGCCGCCTGGCGGAGGTGTATCCCGACATGGACGGCGATGCCCTGCAGGAGATGCTGGCACGGATGCTGTTCGTCGCCGAGGTGTGGGGCCGATTGAGCGTGGGCGAGGATGCCTGATCCGGTCGATCTCGGTCACGCGGCGCGCCTCGAACCGAAGGACGCCATCGCTTACTTCGAGGCCAAGGGCCACAAGATCACCTGGGATTGGCACGAGATGGATGATCGCGCGCATGCGACCTCGTTCACCGTGGCGAAAGTGGCCAATGCCGAGGTGCTGGCGGACATCCGCGGCGAGATGGGGCGCGCCATCGCGGACGGACTGCCGTTCGAGAAATTCGAGGCGGCGCTGGCGCCGAAGCTCAAGGCACGCGGCTGGTGGGGGAAACAGGTCGTCGTGCGGCCGGATGGCGTGGCGAAGGTGGTGCAGCTCGGTAGCCCGCATCGCTTGCGCACGATCTATCTGTCGAACATGCACGCCGCCCACCAGGCGGCCCGGTACAAAGAGCAAAAAGAGAACTCCGATCATCGGCCGTACTGGCAATACCAGGCGGTGATGGATGCGGTGACGCGCCCCTCGCACGCGGCGCTGCACGGGCGGGTATTCCGCCACGACGATCCGATCTGGGATTCGATCTACCCCCCGAACGGCCACAACTGCCGTTGCAGCGTCCGCACGCTCTCCGAGCACCGGATGCAGAAGGAAGGGCTCAAGGTCGAGTCGAGCGATGGGTCGCTCAGCACGCAGAAAATTGACGCCGGTGTCGATATGCGTACCGGTGAGGTGATCCAAAAGGAAGTGACGGTCTGGACCGGGAAGGATGCCGCCGG